ATCATCCCTGCACAAAGCGCGGGAGGAGGGCTGGGGCATGGGCGTCAAGTGGAAAGCCGAGAACCCTGACGCAACACGCGAGCAGGAGCTCATGGCCGCAGTGGATGCTGACTTCAAGTATCTCAAAGGCTGGTACGACGACGACTGGCACTGGCTCACTTGCTCCGTGGCACCGATCGACGCTGACGGCGAGATCATGGAAGAAGACCGCGAGTATTGTGGCGGGTACGAGAGCACGTCACTCGACGACCCAGAGCACCGTGCCTGTGTGGTGGAAGCCATCGAGGACAGAATATGGGAGATCGACCGCGCACAGAAAAGCCGACTACACAAGAACCAGCTGGAGCTTTGCTTCGCTTGACAAGTACCGGGTATTCTGGTACAATAATGACTATGGACTGGGGAAGCGCCCAGCCATACGACACCGCCCATGCTAATCCCATGGGATTACTTGTTCACTCAATCACTCAATCACTTACTCACTGGAGATCATCATGGATACCAACGCCATCATCAATGCTGCCATGCAGCAACTCGTTTCGACTGTCGCTGACGAGGTCATTCGCAGACTGAAAGCAGAAGCCCTTGGCACCCTGACACTTGAGCCCGAGCAGTTGCAATTCGCAGTGCTGCACTTGCTGGAGTCTGACACGCTCATCCGCGAGGAGGTGCGCATCATCAACGAAGAGAAGTTCAACGAGATCGACTCTCGCCTTGACCACCTTGAGAACGACGACAACCCCACGTGCAACGTGGACATCAGCGACAACGACGACTTCACAGACCTCAAGTCCGTGGTCGAGGACTTGGTTAGCCGTGTCGAGGACTTCGAGACCAACGGCACCATCGACGCTGACGACTCAGACTTTGCAGACGCTGTGCGCTCTGTCATCCGCAACCACATCTAACTCACTCACTGGAGATCATCATGAAAATCGACAAATACATTCGTCAGTCCATCGTCCGCGCCATCATGAACGATGTGCCCAAGCCCGACAAAGCCAAGCGCCGTGAGGACTTGCAAGCTGCCATCGTCAAGGCCATGAGCCCCACTGTGCGCAAAGTGTTCAAGGAATCCCCCGGTGCGCTCAAGACGCACTACTTCGGCGAGCTAGTTTATGACGACAACCGCTGGTCTTCACGTGAGCTGGTTGTTGGTGACGTGACTGATGAAAAACTCGCCGAGTTGGCTAAGCCCTACAAGGCTGAGGATGAGGCCATCAGCGCGGCACGTTGCAAGCTGGAGGGTGCCATCGAGGGGTGCACCACACGCAAGGCGCTCATGACTCGCTTGCCCGAGTTCGAGAAGTATTTCCCAGCAGAGGACGCACCCATTTCCAAGAACCTGCCAGCACTGGCCAACATGGTCGCTGATCTGACCAAGCTCGGCTGGCCCAAATCCAAAACATCAACCAACTAATCCCACGGGATTAACTCAACACAAGGAAACATCATGTCCATCAAAGATCATGCACTCATCGTGTCACTCAGTGTGTCCAAGCCACAGATGACCAAGAAAGACGACAAGGCCACACGTGATGCCGAGTCGGCCAACAACGCACACGGTGCGGGTCAGTTCCGCAAAGACCTGTACCCCAAAGCGCTGGTGCAGCCCATCCTGCAGGTCGAGTCAGCTGCCCGTGCCTACATCGAGAGCACCACATACCCATGGACTCGTGGCGAGAATCTGCTGCCCACATCCAAGTTCATGGACTTCACCGCACGCATCGGCAAGTTCGAGCTGGAGTTCGAGCAATGCGTCACTGCGTTCCTCAACAACTGGAGCAACGTGATGGTGCAGGCACAGCAGAGTCAAGGCGAGCTGTTCGACCCATCGGCTTACCCAGACCTGACAGACCTCAAGCACGACTTCCGCTTTCGTGTGATGTACCGCCCAGTGACTGACTCGCACGACTTCCGTGTGCAGATGCAAGAGGACGAGCTCGATGCACTGCGTGCTCAGGTCGAGCAGGCTACCAAGGAATCCATGAACAACATGATGCGTGCACCACTGGAGCGCCTCAAAGATGTTGTGCAAAAGCTACACGATGTCACCGGGAAGACAGAGCGTGCGACGATCAACAAGCGCACTGGCGAGACTGAGGTCAAGCCGCCCATCTTCCGCGACTCTGTGTGCGAGAACATCATGGAGGAGATCGAGCTGCTGCGTGCATTCGCAGACATCTTGCCTGACGACATCAACGAGCTGGCTCGCACGGTCGTCGAGACCACGCCACATCCACAACAACTGCGCGACAACCCCGACAAGCGCAAGGAAGTCAACGTGCAGACTGCTGCGCTGCTGGCATCCATCGAGTCAATGCTGGAAGATTAACTGGAGAACCACATGATCGACACCAAGAAGCCAATGGCCAAGGTCAACGTACCGTACAAGTATCAAGACGTGGTGCTCAACGCAGACGATGCGTATGCCCTGTTCAAGATCATGTGCAACGCTGAGCCCATCGAGTACGACTACAACCTCAAGGGGTACAAGCACGTTGTCACCAACGACCGACCAAGACTCACGGCGTTCACCGTCACGGACTACGCTGCGCTTGCCCTCAACTCGGAGCCAGAGTAAACTACCCTCCTGCTTCGGCAGGACTCATTAACCACAGGATCATCATCATCATGGAATACAAGATCAAGCTCGACATGAGCATGGACGCCAACTCGCTCAACACACTGCTTGGCACGCTCGGTAGCGGCCCGCACAACTTCGTGCGACCCATCATCGACAACGTGCTGGCACAAGTCAAAGAGCAGGAAGAAGCTGCCCGTGCAGCACAGGAAGCACAAGCAGCTGCCGAACCCACTGACGTAGAAGTGGTGCAGGTCGGCGGCACAGACTAATCCCATGGGATTACCGGCACCGCAGCGGTTCTGCGGTATCACTCAACCACTTGTTTATTCACTCACTGGAGTTTCATCATGCGTATCAATCACGTCACCCCTATTCTCGTCAAGCGTTACCTCAACGAGAACACACGCAAGCGCACCACATTCCTGCGCGGCCCATCGGGCATCGGCAAGTCCGAGGTTGTGTTCCAAACATCCCAGCTGCTCGCTGAGCACGTGCCCAACTGGCGCGGTGTCGTTGACCTGCGCTTGGCACAGATGGACCCCACTGATCTGCGCGGTATCCCGCACGTCAAGGAAGGCCGCACATACTGGGCACGCCCTGACTTCTTGCCTGCTGACGGCGCTGGCATTCTGTTCCTTGACGAGATCACATCCGCTCCTCCTGCTGTGCAGGCTGCTGCGTACCAGCTGACGCTCACACCCGAGGACTTCGGCATCCCTGCCGAGTGGATGGTCATCGCTGCTGGCAACCGCAAGACCGATCGCGGTGTCACGTTCAACTTGGCCGCACCACTGCAGAACCGTATGTGTGACATCGACGTGTCCACCACCATCGACGACTTCGTGAGCCATGCCATCACACGTGGCGTGCGCCCTGAGATTCTGTCGCTGTTGCAAGACCGCCCTGACTTGCTGCACAAGTTCGAGCCCACAGGTGACATCAAGCCCTTCCCATCACCACGCTCGTGGTTCGCTGTGTCGCACACACTGGAGCTCGACCTGCCTGTGCAAGACCGTGTCGAGCTGATCAAGGGTGACGTTGGCGAGGAAGCTGCCATGATTCTTGAGACACACCTGCGTGTGTGGGAGACCATGCCACGCATCGAGGACATCTTGCAGGGCAAGGACGTGCCAGTGCCCAAGGAACTCAACGTGCGCTACTGCGTTGCGATGGGCTTGGCCACACGCCTTGACGCTGACAACTTCGACAAGGCTTGGAAGTTCTTGGAGAAGATGCCCGGTGACGTGCAGACTCTGACGATCAAGCTGGCACACAAGCGCGACAAGTCCATCACACGCAGCCCTGCGTTCAGCAAGTGGGCCATCGCCAACCAGTCTGCATTCAGCATGAAGTGATGCCGACAGTGAAGCACCCCTACACAAACGACAGGCCTGTGCTTGTCGAGGAGTTCACCTACGGTGGTATCTGGACGTTCAATGTCGAACGCTTTGCCAAGTACCGCCGTGGTGGTGCGTACAAAGTACGTGAGTTCTTTGCAACAGTGCGCCCTGCCCACGATACTGGTGGGTTCTTGGGCCACTGCCAAGGTGTCATCATGTCACGCAACAACTTCGACGACGTCATGCACTTCGATGACTTTCAGACAGCCAAGCGACACGTGCACGCGCTGTTTGCGTTAGAATTCGCAGCAGGCTAATCCCATGGGATTACCACATCACTTATTCACTGGAGAAAATCATGGCAACACTTATGGATCGTATTGACCTTGCATACAGCAAGCTCGGACTGCGTGAGGCGTTCATCGCTGCAGTCATGACCCGCGTCAAGCGCGAGGTCTCAGACAAGGTTCCCACTGCGGGAACCAACGGTAACTGGGTTCGCTTCAACCCAACGTGGTGCGAGAAGCTGACAGACGAGGAGCTGTTCGGTCTCGTGCTGCACGAGTCCTGCCATGTTGTGCTCATGCACATGTGGCGTCGTGAGGGCCGTGACCCCAAGATATGGAACGTGGCCAACGATGCGCTCATCAACGCCTACATCAAGTCACGTGGCTGGCAGCTGCCCAAGGGCGGTGTGCACATCGGCTGGGTCAAGGAAGAGCACAGCTCCGAGTACGTATACAACAAGCTCAAGGAACAGCAGCAAGAGCAACAACAGAGCGGTGGCTCTGGTGACGGTGACGAGGACGACAACACCAACGGTGGTGGCTTTGACGGCCAAGGCGACCTGCACGATGCACAGGATGACGCGACCCGTGTGGACATGGAGGCGACCATTGTCGCTGCTGCCAAGATGGCCAAGGACTGCGGCCAAGGCTCTGCCCTGATCGACCGTGTGCTGGAGAAAGTCGGCGAGCCCATGGTGCGCTGGCAAGACGTGTGCCGCTCCATGATGACCGAGAGCTGCGCTGCTGACTACACATACATGCGCCCATCGCGCAGGTTCATCGGCTCCGGCCTGTACCTGCCATCGCTGCGCTCTGATGCACTGGGTGGCTTGGCCATCGGCTTCGACACATCGGGCTCCATGGGCCCCAAGGAATGCAACCAGATCGCTGCTGAGATTCAGGCGATCGTTGACGACCTGCAGCCCGAGTTCGTCGAGGTGGTGTACTGCGACTACGCCGTGACTCGCGTCGAGCGCTTCGAGCGTGACGAGCCGCTGGAGCTGCGCCCATCGGGCGGTGGCGGCACACGGTTCCAGCCTGTGTTCGAGCACTTTGCCAACACTGGCGAGCGCTACTGCGGCATGATCTTTTTCACGGACATGGAGGGCGACTTGCGCGAGTGCGAGGAGCCACCGTTTCCAACCATCTGGGCCGACATCGGCTACAGCCACCCACCCGAGCCCTTTGGCACACGTGTCAAGGTAGCGCTCTAATCCCACGGGATTAACTCAAGGACCACCATGAGCAACTACATCGACAAAGAACTGACCAACCGCCTGACCCGCATCGAGACCAAGCTCGTGCGGGGCTTCGAGGAGCTGGGCGTGAACATCGACAAGGACACAGAGTGGCTGACACTCGATGAGCCGAACCGCGTTGTGTACATCTCCACACTGGGCCGATCCATGACGGTGATGCTCAGTGATATGGCACGCGCTGGTGCGACCAAAGAGGGTGGTTGGTATGACGTGGTGCATCGCGGCGATGTCGTGGGCACCATCATGTTCAAACGAATAACGTGAGGCAAACTATCATGAACGAATTCAAAGGCTTGAAATTTAGCAGCATGGCGCTGCCGTGGATTCCTGTCGGACACCCACGGTACATCTGGCGACCTTCGGCAGACTGCGACGTAACCCGCACATGGCGTGAATATGGATGGAAACCACTCGATGAACAACCAGATACAACCCAAGTACAAGCACGAGCAACCATTAGAGCTCTGCGGCAAATGTAACTACCGCTCCGAGGCCATCGGTGGCGTGCGAGTGCGTGACAAGTGGTACTGCGCCAAGTGCTGGGTCAAGTTCTTGAACAGGAAGTGACATGCGTAAACGCAGTAAATACAAGCCTAGACCAGTGCTGCTTAATCCCATGGGATTTGTGATGGAAAACTTATCACCCGTGCGTTCACACACATCGTTCATGGTTGACCTCAAGATCAAGAACCATGCAGCGATGGACTCGTTGACTAAGGGCGTGGCGACACGCTTTGACATTGATCTGCTCATATCTATGGGCAACATGACCGAAGCCTTTGCACGCATGGGGTTCGGCAAGGACTACAGCGACGTGGTCAAAGAAGGACTACTGGCTCTGCGTGCTGTGGGTAAGCGCGGTGCTGAGTCTGGTCGGTTCATCCTGAAGGCCGCTGAGATGACTGCGCTCAATGAGTTGATGGAACTGCACGACGCACAGATGGAGGTGGTGACTCTCAGAGATATGGATGAGGCCATTGCGCTTGTCCGCGAAGAGTACCGCTTGAAGAAGATGACACCTATCGTGGAGAAGAACACATGACATGGCCATTCCCACCATTTCCAAACCCCAAAGACACGGGCAACCGAGTCCCTAAGTTCAACCCTGACAACCATGAGGACGCACCGCTATGACCAAAGAAGAAGCATTGGCAATGGACTTGGCGCTGGAGGCGTTGGAAACCGAGCACTCTCTACGAAACGGGTATCGGTTCAGGAAAGGGGTGCCTCTTGCATCCACAGCGCAAAAAGCCATCGCCGCCATCAAGCAAGCCCTTGCAAAAGACGCACTATACAAACTGGCAGAGGAGTCTTGTACCAGTGGTTTGAGGCTTGACGATTGGGACAAAATCGGCTGTGTAAATCACGACTGCGATAAATGTAAGGCTGTGCAGGAGCCTGTGGCTTGGATGCACGAATGGGACGACGGAGAGCGAATCCCGATGCTTCGCAAAAGGGAGGTTGATAGCAGCGACATCGACAGCCCAAAGTCGGTGCGACCCCTTGTCTTTGGCGACATTACCCCACCCGCAGCACCTGTGCAGGAGCCGGAATCGTTTGAGCAATGGAACGCTAAACAGCACGGTGACCCGGAAGAAATCGGTTTCCTGCAAGCCTTGCGGATTGCGTATTGCGCAGGTCAAGACAGTGTGACCAAGACCACCCCACCCGCAGCACAGCCAACTACCGAGGAATCCTCGGCAGTTAAACCCGCAGCACCTGTGCAGGAGCCGGGCGAATCCTTGCGGTTGGCAATGGACTGGTATGACAGCGGCCACGAAGACCGAGAGGAATTCAAAGCAATGATGGAGAACCTGCTTGCGGCACCCGCAGCACAGCGGCAATGGGTTGGGCTGACTGAGGATGAAATTGACGAGATTTTTAACAATCGGCCTACATACAACTTAGACCATTACGAATTTGCCCAAGTCGTTGAAGCCAAGGTATTTGAGAAGAACTCAGCAACAGCAGTGGTCATGCCAGATGTTCTGAATCCAAAAGATGAGAACCCCGCATATGCAGCAGGTTGGAACGATTGCAGAGCAGAGATGCTGAAGGGGAGAACCGTATGAACAACACCATTCAATTTCACAGTGAAGCGCCAGCAACAGAAGTTTTGCGCTTGTCTAAAGATGGCATATGGGCCAATCCTGACATCCCTGCTGATGACGCAGCCAAGCTAGTTCTTGAGGCTATTGACCACAACATCAAGATTTTGGTGCAGAAGGCTGTGCTTGCTGAAAGAGAGGCGTGTGCGAAGGTGTGTGATGTCGAGGCAATGAAGTACCGCGAGGTTGACGCGTTTGAATGCGCCGCCGCCATCCGAGCAAGAGGAGAAATCAAATGAACCAATGCAAACACCGCTGGGAGCCGAGCAGCTTCGGCGCAAGGTGGCGCACACCCAACCACTACATGTACCAATGCACACGGTGCAAGGGACTGATATTTACGTTTCTTAAGGAGAAGACATGAACATCGTGATCTACAGCAAGGCCAACTGCCCCAACTGCGTAACAACTAAGCGTCTGCTGGACAGCAAGGGGATTGGGTACAACGAGATCGACTGCGACAACCCCTATGAGATGGACAGCCTGCGCGAGAAACACCCCGACGTGCGCCAGCTGCCGCAGATATTCATCGAGGGCCAACGTGTCGGTGGCTTGGCTGGCCTGCAGGCAGCACTTAAACAGATGGGCCTATGAAGAAAGACACCAAGGCATGGGCCATCAAACTCAGAGGCCGCAACTTCCGCAGCCTTAATGGCGTTCCGCTTCTGTACACGAAGAAAGCAGATGCCTCCATAGTTGCCATGAGGGTCGAGAAGACCAGTGGCGTAACAGCTCAACCAATCCGCGTCAGAGTACGCATAGAGGAGATTGCATGACAGCAACAAGATTCGCACCAGTGCAAAACATATTTACAGGCAAAGACGTCATTGAGTTTGTGCCGATACCCACAACCAACACCAAGCGCAAAGGCACTACGCAGCACGACGACAAGTTCGAGAAGCTGCGGGACTTCAAGCAAGCCCTCAAGGTGCCCGAGCATGATTTCGGCGGCATGCGCAAAGCACTGCAGCGCTTTCTCGACAATAAGGACTTGCGCAATACAGTGTCTATGCGCCAACTGAAAGACCACAAGACCAAGTCATACACACTGTGGCTTGTCAACGAGCCACCACAGGGGAACACATGAGCGATCACAAACTCACGCACGACCGCTTTGCTGTGGTCGATGTGAACAACCACTGGCTTGATGCAAAAGAACACCCACCACCATTGAGCGCAAAGATGCTGATGATCGACAAACGCCTTGGCGTTGCAGTCCTTGGTAACTGGCGCGACTCTGACGGCTGGACACACTGGGCACCACTGCCGACATTCGACAGGAGCAAAGAATGATGAACGAAGAACTTGCACTGGAGCTTGAACAAGCAAAGGCTGAGAACCGTTATCTGCGGCACCAGCTCAACAACGCGTTCTATGAAGCCCTGCGCTTGCGGCAGGCCATGGAGCAGATGTATGCGACAGCGCATATGACACTTCACGTCATCAACACAGGAGAAAAGGAATGAACTGGTTAAAGAAGAAAGCCATCGACTGGGCGATGCGGCAGCAAGAGAGGAAGAAAGTTGAGCTGACCTACAGAGGTGAGTCGCTGGAGCCTATGACAAGCTCTGGTCGCTCCGATGCACTGAGCAACTGTGAGCAGTTGCGGTTCACCATCATCAACGTGGACAACGGCACACTGGTGCGTATGGAGACACACCGCCCACAAGACGAGTACGTACCCCACCCGAGCTCACGCAGAGGCCCACCAACATTCATCGTCAAAGACAGCGAGAACGTGCAAGACGTTGTCGTTCGCCTACTGGGCATTGCAGCATTGGAGAGATCATGAAACAACTTGAACTGTTCCCCGACCTGACAACTTGGACCGCAGAAGAGGAAGAAGCCATGCAGAGTATGTTGAGCAAAGGCGCGAATGGCACGAGTGCCCTCGACGTGCAAGTGGCGGGCAACCACTACAAAGACTTGGCCATTCAACCCGTTGAGTACATCCACGCCAATGGCATCGGGTACTTCGAAGGCAATGTCATCAAGTACGTATCACGCTGGAGAGCGAAAAATGGCATCAAAGATTTGGAAAAAGCTAAGCACTACATTGAGCTGCTTATCGAGCTGGAGGGGAAGAGCCATGAGTAACGGTCAAGGACACCCACTACAGAACGCAGCCCAAGGAATGATCGGTAGCTCTATGGGCTCTGGACTGCTTGGTCAGGCAACAATCGCCAACAGCAACCTTGTCTCAACGCAGCAGCAAGCGTACAACACAGCCATGCTATCTGGTTCTTCAATCTCTAATGCTAGGTTCTCTATGTATAACCGTGTGAGCATCGAGATTGACCGCGTGACCAACGGCTACGTGCTGGCTGTGGGCAGCGAGCGCATGATTGCCAAAGACTTGGAAGAGCTGCAGGCGCAGTTTATTGCGCAGGTTGTGAGCAAACTCGTGCTTGAAGAGGGCAAGTGATGGATATTCTTACAGTGGACATGGAGACCTACTACGACCAGCAGTTCAGTCTCAGCAAGATGCAGACTGATGCGTACATCAACGACGACCGCTTTGAGATCATCGGCGTGTCGGTCATCAAGAACGACGAGCCTGCTGTGTGGTTCTCTGGCTCCGAGCTGGAGACCATTGGCTGGATGCACGGTACGTTCGACTGGGCCAACAGCGCTGTGCGCTGCCACAACACCATGTTCGATGGGTTCATCCTGACGCAACGCTGCGGCATCAAGCCTAAGCTGTGGATGGACACCCTCGGGCAAGGGCGCATGCTGCTGCCTTACCTGACCTCACACTCACTGGCCAACCTCGCCAAGCAATACAACCTGCCGGACAAGGGCACGGCTGTGGTCAAGGCGCTGGGCAAGCGCCGCGCCGACTTTAATCCCATGGAATTAGAGGAGTACGCTGAGTACTGCAAGCACGACACATGGCTGTGCAAAGAGCTGGGCAAGAAGTTCGACCCGTTCACACCGCCGCTGGCTGCACGGCTGATCGACATGACTGTGCGGATGTTCACAGAGCCGCTGCTGATCGGTGATCAGGCCAAGATGAAACAACTCTACGACGATGAGGTGACTCGCAAGGAAGAGCTGCTCAAGACAGCCGTGACTGACCGCGAGACCATCATGTCCAACGACAAATTCGCTGCTCGTTTGCTGGAGCTGGGCGTGACCCCGCCGATGAAAGCAAGCAAAGCTAACCCCGACAAACAGACCTATGCCTTTGCAAAATCAGACAAAGAGTTCACCGACCTGCTGGAGTCCGACGATGCGGACGTACAGGCGTTGGTTGCGGCTCGCCTTGGAGTCAAAACGACTATCGCTGAAACACGTGCGCTGAAGTTCTTGGAGACTGCCAAGCGCGGCCCTCTGCCTGTGTACCTCAACTTCTGGGGCGCTAAGACCACTGGACGCTACTCTGGGGGTAACTCCATCAACTGGCAGAACATCCCTGCGCGTGGCCCGTCTGCTGGCCTGCGTGACGCCTTGCGGGCTCCCGAGGGGTACACGGTGCTGGTGGGTGACTCCTCCAACATTGAGCTGCGCACAGTGATGGCGTTGGCTGGGCAGGATGACGTGACTGAGAAGCTGCGCAACGGCGTTGACTTGTACTGTGACTTTGCCAGTAAGTTGTTCGGCAGAGAGATCACGAAGAAGGACAAGGCTGAGCGCTTTTTGGGCAAGACCGCCATGCTAGGCCTGCAATACGGTGCAGGAGCTGCACGGTTCCAAGAGATGGTGCGGCTGGCCAAGCGCACTGACCCCGGCGTTGAGCTGATCGACCTCGACCGAGCCTACAAGATCGTGGACCTGTACAGGTCTGTGCACTACAAGGTGGTGGAGTTGTGGAAGCGTTGCGACAAGGTCATCTTGCCCGACATCGCCAACGGCTGCAGCATGGTCAACGTAGACGTCAACGGCTGGTTCGTGACGCAGTGGGATGGCTTTGGTCGCCCCGGCGAGCCCGGTGTGATGTACAACGAGCTGCGCAATGACGGCAAGGACTGGACTTATGTCATGGGTCGCCAGCGCGTGAACCTGCACGGTGCGAAAGTTGTAGAAAATTTATCGCAACATGCTGCAATGCAGATCGTTATGTGGCAAACTGCACGTATCAATCAACGCTACCCAGTTAAGCTGTCTGTCCATGACGAAGCTGTCTGTGTGGTGAAGACTGAAGAACTTGATGAAGCCCGTGCGTACATGGAAGAGTGCCTGTCGTTGACACCCAAGTGGTGCCGCAGCATCCCCGTGGCGTGCGAGACTGGTGTTGGACCTTCTTACGGGGACGCTAAATAGCATGGCACTGACTTACTCATCTACTGATCGCTTGCCGCATTGGGCGCAAGTCAGGTGGGACCACGACGCGTACAAGTACGAGTCGAAAG